GTTGTCACCCGTGGATTCACATATTTCTCTTCTACTCAGAAAGGAGATTGTGGAGCCCCGGTTCTTGTTGACAAAAAGCTCGGTGCAGGACGAATCATTGGCATTCATGTATTCGGTTCGAGGGAGGATTCCTTCGGAGGATGCATGGCCGTCACACGAGATGTCATCGTGAGAACGCTGGGTGGTATGAAGCAACTTCCTGTTGTGGACCATCCTGTTAAATTTACGATAACACCGCGTAGTGACGCCTTTGCTCTGGAAGCCCATAACTTGTCTATTGAGATTGTGGGTGAGGTTGAAGTACCAAAGTACATTGACCGAACAACAGAGTACCGACCAACCCCTTTGTTGGAACACTTTGAGAGTTTCTCAAATGTGCCATCCAATAAGAGGAGTAGTGAGGGGCAGGACCCTCTACTGGTCGGAGCGGCGCTTTTTGGGAGTGATCTGTATACCCCAGATGATTCCTTTAAAGAGCCCTGTCTGAAGTACTTGGCAGGCAAGTACGCTAACGACTGGGACGCAACAATCCTAGACGCAGACCAAGCCCTTAACAAACGAGGGGGCATGGACAGACTAAATTTGGCGACTTCAGCTGGTTACCCGCACGTGTTGAACGGGAAGTCGAAGAGACACTTTTTGAGTGTTTCAGAAGAGACTGGCATCGTCTCCTATCGAGAGGAGCGAGAACGTAAACGCATACAAGAGTATATTACGTCGTGGGAGTCCCAGGTACGTGAGGAAGTTTGGATAATGTCATTGAAGGATGAATTATTGAAGCCCCTAGGAGAGGGGCAGACTAAACTTGCTCGCGTATTTGAGATTCCTTCAATGGAGTACACAATTGCGTGCAGGGCCTATTTTGGCTCGTGGATAGACATGATGCATAGCACTGTTGGAAATCATTCAGCGCTGTGGGTATAACACCAGAGTCTTTCCAGTGGTCCGAAATGACCTATAAACTATTGGCGAAGTCAAGTAAAGGGATAGATGCCGATGCTCCGAATTGGGACAAGAATCTATGTGCTTTGTTTATTTATTGGGCAGCAATGTCTGTAAATAGATGGTACAAGAAGAATGACCCGAATTGGAAGATCGAACATGATA